TCATGATTCAGTCATGTAAATGATCGGGTTCGACGTCGCAATACTTACTGACGCTCCCGCTGCCTCATCCACGAGGGTCGGTGGGGTGGCAAGCGTGACCTTGGTTGCGGTCCACGTCACCACCTTGAATGTCCCATTATTGCCCGCAGTGGTTGCACCGCTGACAGTCAACTGTGCTCCCGGAGCCAGGTGAGGGAAAGTGCCTGTCCCTAGCGTGATGGAGTTGTCCGCAGCGGCAAACGTGGCGGCGGTGGTCGTGGTCACGTCATCGCCACGGGAGATGGACGCCTCGACACTAAGCGTCCGCGCGCCAGGGCCGGTGGTTGGGGCCTGGGCAGTCACCAACACGAGGTTTGGGAGAACGAGTCTTTTTGTTTGCCCGGTCGTTGGATGTGTGTACAACAAGTCTGCTTGTAACCTCGTATAGTCCTGGCGCCAGCTTAAGAGTTGTTCCTCGTTACTGGTGAAGCGGGGAAAGGTCAGGGCCAGACGCAGGGATAAAAAATCCTCTTCGATTGGTTCTAATGGTGACTGGCTGCAATTGGTATAGACTTCACTCATTGGCCTTCCAAGGGTCAGCGTCAATTCGGACACGCACAGGTCATCGGCCGGAAACGTCAGCGCGTGGTCCTGGGTGCCCATGAGTAACCGTAGATGGTGATGCAGCAGACGCTTGGCATCTTGCACCAGACCCACGAGATGGTCATGCGTGTTCAGCGTCGCATTGAGTGTGAGACCTCCAGGGATGAGACTGGTTTGCAGCTCAACGCCATCGGCATTGCTGGTCCACACCACCTGCGTGGCTTTGCTGCCTTTATATTCCCAGACCCCCGCTACTTGCTTATCGATAGCGACCGTTAAGCCCTGGCCTTGCAACGAATCCAGCAGATCGTAGCGGCCGGTGTCGAACAGCCCAAAGAAATGCTTGAGCAGCACAAACTCATTGAGGTACCGCATCGGCACGACGACATCGCCACTGGCCGAGAAATTGCCTTGCTCCGGGGTGCCCTGTGTCGGGGACCCTTGCAGGGAGTCATCCGGGATTTCGGCGTACACGTCGTTCAGAGACTCACTTGTGCTGGGCAGGACCTGCGTGGTCAGGACGGGCGTGCCATACGGGTCTTCAATCCCTACCCCGATTCTTGTCCGATACCCGATACTGGTCACAGTTGGCGGTGCAGCCATACGCGTCTCCTATGGAGTAGTGGCGAGCGCAAACGTTTCGACGGGCAGGCTGCACTGCGCCAGATGCACCAGGTGCGTCTGCCCGAGCATCGTGTGGCCCACCTCCTCAATCTGCAGCGGCCCGACGCGATCCAGGAGTCCCACCGTATGCGATGGCCGTAGCAGCGTGGCAATCTGCTCAAGCAGATCTTGCATGACCAGTTCGGAGGCCTGCGGGTCGTCAACCGTGAGAGAGCCCCGAAGCATCACCCGGTCCTGGCCCCGCTCCTCCAATCCCGGCAGCCGCTCGCCCGGTGCACTGTCCCGGGTCACCGTCCAGGCCCGGAGCGCTGAGGCAGGGCCGAATACCGCTCCCGCCTGCTCTGGCGTCACCACAAGCCGCTCGTAGGGATGGACCTGGCCGATGTCTGGCAGCGTGCCAAGTTGACTCACGAGCCAATCCGCCAGGGCTCGATAGGTCTCCAGCATGCCAGCCACCTGGGGTACGGGCTCGAGCAGCACATACTCGGACACCAGCACCATCGTCTCACTGAAGTGCACCGGGATCGTCTCCGCGAGCAGCCGCGCTTCCTGCCGCTCCAGCCACGGTGCGCTGAGATACTCGGCATTCCCTGGCACGTCGACCACGGTGCTCAGGGTATCCAGGACCTGATCCAGCAGCTCCTGGTAGACGCGTTCTGAGGCGTGCACATCGTCCACCGCCATGTACCCCCTGAGCCGCACCCGGTGCACGCGCTCCACGCTGGTATTGCCGCGCCACTGCTCGGTGGTCGAGGCCCGCGACAGGCACCAGTAGCACAACGTCTGGATGGGGCCTAGTGCCCCGTTGATGGCCGTAGGATCAAGGGCGATACGCTCATAGGGATAGACCTGCCCGATGGCAGGAATGGCCTGGAGGGGCTCGAGCAGCGCCTGCATGATGGCAGCGAGTGGCACAACTACGGTCCTCCCTGCAGGAGCCTGGCGGCTCTGGCCATGGCCTGCTCGAAGATCCCTGGGATGCGTGGCAGCACCGCGTTGAAACCATCCCGAAACATGAACCGCGCCCGCGTCCCCCGCCTGGCGATGGCGCGCTGCACGGCGTAGGCCGCCCGTTCGTTGCCCAGCACCCGCCTGGCCCACAGCAGGAGCGGCCCGATCGGCGCCCAGTGCGGCCCCGTGCCGTACTCGACGGCAGAAGCGTAGGGCGCTTGCGACGAGCTGAACACTTCGCCACGAATCGCGGCGCTGAGGGATGTGCCGGTGGTCACCCGTGCCGTGATCGCGGCGCGCAAGATGCCGGTCGCTCCTACGGGGGTGCGTTGCCGGACTTCCGTGGCCATGGTGTCGACGATGGTCTGCACCGCCGCTGCGGCCTCCCGGTAGAGGATGGCCCGGCTCTGCTCCGGAGCGAGGAGCGGGATGTCTGGGACCTTCAGACGCAACGTGATGGATTGTTGAACCATCAGCCCACCTGCCGTATCTGCAGCTTCAGCCAGGGATGTCCTCCCCCGTCCCGCCACGCCAGGACCATCCAGCGCGTGCCGTCGGCTCGCTGGATCTCGTCATAATGACTCGGCTGCCACGTCAGGAGCGCCGTCTGGATACGGCACTCCTGATCCATCAGCTCTAAGACCTCAGCTTGCAGCTCCCGTGCACTGTAGGCGCGGCATTTGGCCTGCACGGGGTGCGGCGTCGGGGTGTCGGTCGGCGTGCTTCTGGCCAGGTACGTCACCTCCTCCATCAGTGTGCCGTACATCCCCACGGCGTGCTGCGCCAGGATGTCCATCACGGCCTGGGAGAGCATAGCCCCCTCCTAGTACAGCTTGATCACCATACGCTGCGTCGTCTGCGCATCCCTGAGTGTGCCGGTGGGATCGAGCGCCAGGGCCATCTGGCCATACTGGGTGGAGTCAAACCCGCTGCCGGCTTTGCCGCGCTGGAGACTCACGCTGGTATCGGCATCGCTGATGCTGGTGGCGCGCGGGTCCGCCACACACACGAAATGCGCCGAGAGCTGCGTCGTGATGGCCCACAGGAGCTGCTCGTCCAGGCTCTGCGGCCCGAGCAGCGGCGTGACGTAGCTCGTGGCCATGGTGATGCAGGCCTCGACCTGCGCGTCACTGAGTGCCGTCGGACAGATGAGCCGCACGTCCTCCACGGTCACGGCGGGCATCGTGGGCTCCTAGCGGCGGCTGCGCGTGCTGGTGCTGGCGCCCTCGTCTGGAGGCGTCTCTGCCGCTGGTGCGGGTGCGTCCATGACCGGCTCCAGGCGATCACCAAAGGCGGCCAGTTCGGCTTCCGTGACGTCCTCGAGGACCGTCCCGACCTCAAGCAGGAGATCCGGCCCCCGTGTCCGATACGTAAAGGGGTTTTTGTTGGCATCCAGCACGGTCTCGGTGAGAAACGTCGTGCGTACCAGGGGTTTATTGCTCACCCGATAGGCCGGCATACCCGCTCCTAGATGCCCGACAAATGGGCAATGCCAGATTTTTTGTCATAGGTCGATTTGACACGGGGCACCAGACAACTAAAGATGAGATAGCGCGTCACCATGCCGCCGCGCGTATCCCACTCGACGGGGAGGGTGTCCTGCCCGACGGCCAGATCCACGACATTGCTGTTCAGATTGACGAGGACGCCCTGCCCGCTCGGGATCGTCTGCGCAATTTTGATCGAGCCCGGGCCAAAGCCGGGGAGTTGCAGCAGCGTGTTCATAATCGGCTGGGCCGTGTTTGGGACCCAATTCATCGCCTCAGTATATTGATCGCTATGGAGGTAGAGCCGATAGCGCCCGGATTGCTCGGTATAGCCATCGCTATTGATCGCCGCAATGGCCGAGAGCACATTGGCATAGATATTGGTGGGCGTGGCCCAATCGGCCCCGGACACGGTGTTGCGATCCGGATGATTCAAATACCCATAGATCGGATTGCCTTGCACAGGGGTGGGAGAGCCCTTAAAGAGCATCTCTTCTTGCTTTTCCGCCACTTTGCGCGTGGCCGTGTCGGCATGGCTGGTATCGAGCCCGCCCCCGTTGGCCCTGGAGGCCGCCAGTTCCCGGATATTGATGCGAAAGGCCTTGGCGATAATCGGCACGGGCACGGCCATGGTCTGATAGTCAATGCGGTCCTCTTCGATATCCACGTCAGGACTCATATTGACGGAGGCCGGCCCCATATCGCTGGCGCGCGCATAGAGACTGAGCATCGCCCCCAGGCCGCCCGTCGCGATGGTCAGGCCAGCGGCGCGCAGATCCGCGATACCGTTCAAGATCGTCGCGGAGACCGCGACGACACGGCGGTCAATCGCTTCCCAGTCGCCTGGCAGCAGAAAATTATTGGTCCGGAGCGCCGAGGCGTTCAGCCCACTTTTGAGAAACCGTGCCGCGAGCGAGGAGGCGGCAAACTCCTGGAGCGAGAGTATTTGCAGATCGTCGGTATCTTCGAGCGGCATGCGACCCTCCTAATAGGCGCGGACTTTGATCCGCGCCGGCGTGCCACCGCCACTATTGTTGAGTGCTTCCTCGGCCAGGGCGACAATGGAGCCCACCACCGGCGTGGCGCCGACCTTTTTGAGGGTCCCATCGCCGGCACTTACCAACGCATCGCCCTTGACAATCGCGGCGGCGGCCGCCGGCACCAGGGCATAGAGGAGCATCCCCGGCGCCGCAATGATCCAGCGGACCGCATCCCCGCTGGCGTAGGGCGTCGCAATCGGTTCGGTGGCCGTGCCGCGTGGGGCCGGGACCAGCGATTCAATCGCAAAGGCGGGCCGGGCCAGGCCGTCGGCCGTGGCGTGCGGCCGCAGACCGGTCGGGACCGCCTCGACAAGGTGGCCTGGCATGATGGCCGCACTACACGGCATCTCGTCAGGCGTGACATAGGCATCCGACAGGACAATGGTGTGGGGCATAGAGACTCCTAAACGCGCAGGCCCATCTCGCGTTGTAATTTGACGACTTCCTCCAGGGTGTTGAGCGGCGGAGGCGGGCTGCCGTCCTGCTGGCGTCCCGCAGGCAGCCCCTGCCCAGCGTACGAGGCCTCCTGCGGCCCCATGGCCGTGAGCTTTTCGAGGTCCTCGACGCTCAGATGCTTCAGCGTCGATTCGCTGAGCCCGCACCAGGGATTCCCCACGAGCGCCGTGACGAGCTCTGTCTTGCGGGTTTCCTGCGCATGCAGCGCGGCCAGCGCGGCCTGGTCGGGTTCGAGGTGGGCGAGTTGCGCCTCGCTCATCGTTTCGAGCACGACGCGGTCGCGCTCCGTCCATGGCGTGTGCGTATTGGTGATGAGCGCCGTGACACGCGTGTGCACCGCCTCAGTGGCCATAGGAGGGTCCTCCTGCGCTTGGGTAACGGGGGTATACGTCGTCGTACGCTGCACGTCCTGCGCGCCGTCGGTGAGGACGATCTGGCCGTCTTCGACCGTCCAGGAACGTTGCAAGAGCCGTTCGCCTTGTCGGTATGTAAAGGTCTGATTGGCCATGTCTAAGGACTCGATGAACACCGGGGTGAGATCCATGCCCATCTCACGGGCGATCGCGCCGTACAGCGCCTCCCTCACATCCGTATCCGTGGTGTGGGTCACCAGATGCGCATCTGCAGCGTGCATAAACTGGCGCAGTTTCCCGAACCAGGCACGCACTCCGGTTTTCTCCATAGGCGTTTCCTCCTGATTCAGGCGTGGACACCCACAGCCGTCCCCCCATGAGCAGGCCCCAATACTGTTGGGTAATAAGGCGAGATGGTCCGCAAGAAGCTCATGGTGAATCTCGGTATAAGGGACTCCGTAGAAACTGCCGCGCGTCGGTTCGGCGTAGCTATAGAAGGCCGTCGAGACCTCTAAGGGATTCTGCGTCTCCAGCATCTGGAGCGCTTGCACCGCTTCGCCACCAAGAGCCTGCACCTGCGCCACGTCCAGCCACAATTCCGCCTGGGCACGTGTGAGCGCATGGGTCTGCTGCTGGAGCGTGAGGTACTGCGTCCGGTAGACACGGCCCACGCTCGGCACCTCGGGTGCATTCGCGCTCATGGGCGTGCCATCGTCGGCCCTCGGATGGTTGATCACCAGGGGGATGCCGTCCCAATGACAGGCGCGGATTTCGTCGCCGGGCACGAGCCCGCCGTTAAGCACACCTTCCACGATCATGATGCAAGGCGCGACAACGTACTCGCGCTGATTCTGGGTGAGGCGCTGTGGTTGGACTGTGAGGGCTGTCTGCAGACTGAGGCGGCGTGTGGATCGTGGCATGCGTGTCTCGCAAAAAAAAAGCGCCACCATCCGGCGTTGTGCCAGGATAGTGGCGCTTGGTGCGTTCCAGAGGCGCGTCCACCCCTCTAGGAGGAGCGACAATTTTGGCGAAGTATCGGCGACGTCAACAGATTTGTCAAACGCAAACTGCTCTCCATCTCCACGGGCTGCCCCGCGAGCCGCAGTTCGCACTTCCCCAGATACCCCTGCTCGTTGTGGTGAAACGTCACGCTGCCGTTCGTACGGCTCTCCAGCACATGCACCCAGAATTCGAGGACCTCTCGGGTCACCCCATGCCGCTGAAGGATGGCCATGAGCGAGAGCGTGTGATCAGGCATCAGTGACCCTCCCACTCACGGCACAGCGGCACAGCGGATGCACCGCAGGATACATGACTGGCCCGATGGGGGTCTGAAACGGCACGCCCAGCGGCACGCCACCGGGATTCATGCCAGGAATAGGTCCGCAAATCCGCTGACAGAGCCGGTCGTCCGGTGTCACGATCCAGATTCTTCTGAACCGGTCCCGGTCGAGGAGCCCTTGCTGCATCGCCTGGCGCCACAAGAGATCCTGGCCGAGAGCCGCACTGGTGATGCTCTCCGTACGACTGATGCTCTCGGCTCGAAGCCTGAGCGCCCGCCTGGTCGCCGCCTGCACCTGCCGCTCGATGGACGACGGTTTGCGCCCTTCGGCGGTGAGTCTGGCCCGTAACCGTTCCACCGCTTCCGCCTGGCGTGGCGTTAGGCCCACGATGTCTTCCAGGGCCTGCATCTGCTGCGTCAGGGGCAGGCCTGCGTTGACCCCTTGCAGCAGCACCTCGCGTACCGCCTGCATGGTGGTCTCACTGATGCCCACAATCTGCTCTCCGGCGTACTGACTGATGGCCTGCTGCGTTTCCGGCAGCCGCACATTGAACTGCACGTCGACGCGGCTCTCCAGGGTCCGGCTGGTCTCCGGGATGAGGGCCTCGGCGGTCCGCTCCACCGTCTCTCTGAGCAGCACGGGCAGGACCTCCCGCGCGGCCCGGTCGCCGTAGCGCTCCCATGAGGCCCGTACCAGCGTCTCGGCGGTGACGAGGCTGCCGCGTGCCAAGGCGTCTTCCAGGGCGGCCTGATCGACGTGGGTGCGGACGTCACGGAAGATCGTCTGCCACACGGTGCGGAGCTGTGGGTAGAGACGGTCGGCTTCGGCGTGCAGTCGTCGCCAGGCCGGCACGCGCGACGACGTGTCGGCAAAACGCGGCGCGGCTTCGGCGACGGTGAGGGTGAGGGGCATGGGCTACAGTTCCTCTGGCCCCGGGCTGGTCTCGGGCGTCTCGTACTCAGACTCCGGTGGCAACCCGAGGTACGTGCTCCGGAATTCCTCCGGTGGCACCACCGTCTCCGCCATGCCACCGCTATACTGCGCGAGCGCCGTGGCGATGTCTTTGGCCACCGTGGCCTGCTTCTCAGCGGATAACGCGAACAAATTCTCCCAGATCACCTGGTACGGCTGCGCCGGCGCAGGCAGCGCCCCCAGCAGCAGCAGCCGGTCAATCAAGGGACGCAGCATCTGGTGCTCTGCGAATGTTGTTTGGCGACGACTCACACGTTGCAACCAATTTTCCTGGTCGGTTGTAGACGCGAGTTCCCCCCTTTCACTTCCTGTCAGGATGCGCTTGGGAATGCCCGTCGTGCCCGCAATCAGGTCGATCAGAATGTCAAAATGATCCCGTGGAGAGGCCGCGCTTCCGTCGAGCGGTTTGATCGTGGCCCCCTCGACGCGGATATAATCTTTGAGGTGGTTCTGGAAGTCCTCAATGGCCTTCATGAAGACGGCTTCGTCCCCATCCTGCAGGTGGTAGTTGTCCCGCCCTTCAAGACCGATCAATCGCTGCGCCCCACGAAAAAAGAACTCGGCACTCCCCCCCACCACCTTCAGTAAGTCATCGAGCCGGTCAAACACCGGACCCAGCCGTGGAATGCCGTACACCTCGTCGTCCAGGCAGTCTTCCGCCACGTGCAGCACGCGGCTGGCGTGCACGAACCCTTCCTTGCGCGGCAGCGTGCGGGAGGTGGACGTCGTGCCACGCGTAAAATTGACCTTGTAGCGCGCCGGCTGCCCAAACAGCGGCGAGGCCGGATCCGTCTCGAAGGCGTCGATGGCGGCAAACTCCTCAGAGTACGGCGCCAGAAACAGCACGTCGTCCGGACTGCGTACCGGCCGGGCCGGCGCGGCGAGATCGGGTTGCCCGCGCAGGCCGATGAGGAGCACGCTGTACTGGCCCAGGTTGGCGAGGATGTCCGTCCTGACCAGCCGGGCGTAGATGCCCAGGCGGGTCACCAGCCCGCGCCAGGCGGCTTCGAATGGCGTCTCGACATCATCCTGATCGTCTTCCTGGACGGTCGGCGGCTGGCTCCAGGTGGCTTCCGGGTAGGCGCAAATGAGGCGGTGTGCCAGGTCCCGGCGCTCATAACACTGCTTGTAGTCGGCGTAGGTGAGGGTCGGTTTGTAGCCCAGGACCTGGGGCAGGTTGCGGCGACTATGCCACCGCCAGGGCGCGAAGGCCTCCTGGAGTGTACGGACCGTGGCCGCCGCGAACTGGCGCAGGAGGCCAGGGGAGATGGTGTGGCCATTGGTCTCGGACATCGGTCTCTCCTACCAGGCACGGATGCGTCTGCCCGTCTCTGGCGCAAACGTACAGCCGAGCCCATCCGCCAGATCTGGACTATGCCCCAGGCGTCGTTTCATCCCGTCTTTGTCCTCCACGACTATACACCCTTCGCTGTCCAGGCGGTAGCGTACGCTGGCGAGCTCGCCCGCCAGGTCCTCGCAGGCCTCCCGGTCGTCCGCTCCAAAGACCGGCGCCTCCTCGCGCAACCAGCGCGCCATCTCCAGCCAGAGATAATCGCGCATGAGGCGGGGCCGAGGCTCCCCCTTGCGCGGCTGCACCGGCGGGTCGTTGGAGACGTTCACGGCCACCACGCACGCCGTGATCTTCCCCTGGCTCTTGAGTTCCGCCAGGCGATCATACACGCCCGCGCCCAGACCAATCACGTCGACGTCGATTTCGTCCACCTGCCAGGCCTCCAGCACGGCCACGACGCGGCCCACGGTGACCATGGTGTCTTGCCGGGCGTAGATGGCGATGTGGTCGACAAGACGGCCCTGACGCAGGACCAGCGCTGTGCGGTCCGCTCCAAACCGCGCCACGTCCACGCCAAGCTTGCGCGGCCCGACGCCGGCCACCCGCTCCCGGGTCGTACACGGTTCGGTGAGGTCGAGGGCGATGAGGATATCATCCTCTTGCCGGGGAAACTCGCCATCCGCACGGACGCGCACGACGTTCGAGTCTTCCCCCCATTTATGCACGAGTCTGGCGCGGTAGTCGGGATCTGCAGTGGGGAGCGTGCTGTCAGCGGAGCGCAGATGAATCGTCGTGTAGGCGCCACGGTCTTTGTGGTGCGACTGGTAGAACGTGCCGCTGGTGCGGGTCGGGTTGCCGAGCATGAGCAGGCGATTGTGTTTCCCGGCGATCGCGCCTTCGGCGACCTCGAACACCGTTTCGGGGATGCCAGAGGCCTCATCCAGGACGTACAGGAGATGCTCGGCGTGAAAGCCCTGGAGGGCGTCGGAATTTTCCGGCCGGGCCGTCCGGGCCAGCGCGGCCCAATCCCTCGCGCCAGGGTCATAGAGGCTGTCCATTTTCAGCGTAAAGAGGTGGGAGAGCCACAGATACGGCGGATCACCCCGGCGCGCGCTGGCCTCATCGGCGGCACGCTGCCACTTGCGCAGCTCGCCCCAGAGGACGTCGGCGAGCTGATGTGCGGTGGGGGCGGTACAGGGTATTTTGGCGAAGTCGTGGGTTTCGAGGAACCAGTAGATAATCCACGACGCACTGCTCGACTTGCCGGTGAGATGGCCAGACCGCACGGAGACCTTCGCGCCTGGGGGGAGGATGGCATCGAGGATCTGCCGCTGCTGGGCGGAGGGCTCGACGTCAAAGCGCTGGCGCACGTAGAGGAGCGGGCTGTCGCGCCAGAGCGTGCGCAGCTCCAGGTACGCCTCGATGGGCGCGGGCAGCCTCGTGGATTTAGTCGGTGGCATGGCTGCCGTTGCGCGCGTGGGTGAGGAGATCGGCCAGGCCGCGCACGTCGATGGGGCCGCCGTCTTTGCCGGTGTGCGTCACCTTGTCACCGTACTTCTGAGGCATGGCGCCCTTGAGGAGAAAGATGAGCAGGGTATCGCTGTGTTTGGTCACCGTGTAGGGCGTACCAGCCATGGTGTAGTGGGTTTCTTCCCAGCCGTGTGCCCGCCTGATCGCCTCTTCTTCGAGCAGCTCCCCAGCGATCTGCTGCGCTTCCTCGTAGGCGGCCGCGTAGTCGGGATCGGTGCGCTTCCAGTAATAATGGAGTTTGTGATCCATGGCCGCCGCACGACACGCCTCCCGCAAGCGTCCCGTCTCGGCATAGGCCAGGAGCAACGCGCGTTTTTTACTGTGGGAAATTGTGGGAAATAGCGCGCTGGGTAACGGCTTGGCCATACGCATGCTCCTTACGCAGGAGCATGCCACGCGCAGCGCGGGGGGTCAAGGGGCGGTGTCACCCTCGTCCTCCGGGTGCGCCTCCACCTGCCACACGGCGGCGAAGAGCTGCGCCGCACGCGTCGCCTGGACGAGGGCCGCGCGGAGCGTCTCGGCCGTGGTCTGCGCGCGCAGGGCCACCCGGGCGAGGGAGTGCCGATCACGCAGGGCCGCCTGGTCCGGGTCCGGCGGCTGTTGCAGCTGCCAGCATGCCAGGCACAGCGCGTCCCAGCCCTGGTCGGGGTCGTCGTAGCGCGCCGCGCCGGGCGTCACATCGCCGCAGAGTTCGCAGGGGGTATCAGACGGTTCCAT